TTCATCATCAATTTCAATGATACCTTTGGCTAAGTTAGAAGATGAGCCAACAGTAATTTCAGTGCTAGTAGTGGACAAACCATTTTGATTAGCAACATAAGTAATGCGGTCTTGGCGTAGTGCATAACCTTGTAGGTTAGCCTTTACCTCATCTACCAGTTCGTTCAGTGTTGGCATTATTTCCTCTCATACCAGCCATCTCCCCATAGAGTTAGCAGTCTTGCAAAGTATTGTTCATACTGTGGTGCGATAGCATCTAACGAATATAGAGATACTGCTCGCTTATGTATTGCTACTGGGTCAAGATCCTTAACCCACTCTGTTGCTGCTGCAAACTCCATTGCATTTCTGCAACGGTATCCAGTAACACCATTAGGATTAGTTTCTGTAAATGCACCCCAGTCTGTAGTAATCGTTGGAGTGCCACAGGCTTGTGCTTCGATAACAACGTTACCGAAAGGTTCTATGTATAGCGTTGGAGCAAACAAGGCAGTAGCACCGCCCATTAACTTTGCTCGTTCTTCAGGACCGACAGGTCCTACCCATTCACCATATTCAATCTTTGGATCATTACCAGGACCTGCCATAATCAGCTTAAGTCCTAGTTCCTTACATACGTGTTGAGCAATAACTATGCCCTTGCGATCTATCATACGACCAACGTATAGGAAGTAATCTTCTTTCTTTTCCTGCAGCGGAAACATCTCTGGTTCTAAATAACCAGGGATAACCGCATCATAGAAGTTGCCATCTACTGTCGTTGGGTTCCTAAACATTGCATAGATGCTGTGCATCCAGGCATATGATTCAAAGACCTTATACTTACTAAAGACTCCACCGTATCCAACGCCAAACTCTACTGTCATATGGTTTGGGTAGGCATCTGCTACTGGCTTTTGAGTTGCCCCGCCAATAACACAGATGAAATCTTTTTGCTCTAAACGCTTCTCAAGTTCCTTGATAGCATTACCGTTAAAGATCTGCCAGTGCGGAAGTTCAGGATCAAAAGGAACCTCTGTGTAATGCTTATCGCCTAGCGCCTCTAACCTTTGTTGGTTAGTAATACAGGTAATAAGTTCATCGCAAGGCGCTTCGTTTTCTTCACCAGCATAGAGATAGACCGTATGGCCTAACCCTTTCATCATCATACAAAAGCGTCTAACCTTTTCGGTATAGGCGCAGTTGATATAGTCTTTGGTTGTCTGCGTGTGAGGCAAACTCATAACGTGGAATCTCATAAGAGAATCTTATACTGCAAGATCTCCAACCAAAGCCCAAGTGTCAGTTCCTCGCTTGATGAGTGTCGCAGCAGACCACTGAGTGCGTAGCTTTAAGCCAGGAGTTCCATTGATAGTAACTCCTGCTCCACCTACAGTTACCTGTGAAGCGCCAGTTTGAAGAATGCTAATCTGGGTTCCTATTGGGAATGCAACTACTGCGTTAGTTGGAACTGTCAATGTTCCACCGCCTGACATTTCAACCAAATCACTTGCATCACCTAGAACTAGCGTATATGAACCAGCCTGAGCATTGATTGGAAGAGTTGGATCTCCAAATGGACCAGTCGCACCCGTGGCGCCTGTTGGACCAGTTGGCCCAGTTGAGCCTGTAGGACCAGTTGCACCAATCGGACCTGTAGGTCCTACAACTCCTGTAGATACAATCGCCATAATGAGCGGCAGATTGTTAGCAAAGTTTGTTGTGCCTGTTCCACCTGATGATGTCAGCGTTACAGGAACTGTAATATAACCTGTGAGCAATGTTGGGGTTGCAGATACTGTCCATTTTTGGAAGTTATCAGAAAGGGCCTTGTCTTGCACAATAATAACATCGCCTGTTTTGATTAGACCTAAGAAGATATCAACATCTACGCCGTCTGAATTGATATGACTAATGTTGAGTTGTGTTGCAGAAGTCTGTGTTGCGTTGTTCCACAACAAGTCACCGTTTGCAGGCGCACCGCTTGTTGCTGTTGTATCTGCAAGATAGTCATAATAGTTAGCTGAGCCGCCGTCTGCTCCAGTGGGTCCTGTAGGGCCTGTAGCGCCCGTAGGGCCAGGCACAGTAGAATCTGCACCTGTAGGACCAGTTGCTCCTGTTGGGCCTACGTTGCCCGTTACACCAACGGGACCTGTGGCACCAGTAGCACCAGTAGGACCAGTCGGACCTGTGGCACCTACTGGACCTGTAGGTCCAGTTGCACCTGCAGCATAGGCATAGGCCAGTGAGGTCCAGGCAGTTGTGCCATCGCCCATCTTAAACTTAGAGGTATCGGTTTCTAATCCAATTTCACCAGCGGCAAGTGTTGGATTATTTGATGTCCAGTTAGCTGCTGTATCGCGGCGGTTCTGTAGTCTTGATGTCATATTTGCTACTTTCCTTATTGGTTAGAATGTTGTCGTTGATGCGCCAGCATCAATTGTGTAGGTCCAACTGGTTGTTGAAGAAGTTTCTGCGTTGTAGATGATGTCTGTGTTTGGTGTTACGTTTCCGCCATCAAGATAGATAACGTATGGAGCATCGGATGCTGGTCCGACTGGACCTGTTGCACCTGTATTTCCTGTTACACCTTGTGGTCCAGTCGCTCCTGAAGGTCCTGTTGAACCTGTTGGTCCTGTATTTCCAGTTGCTCCAACAGGGCCAGTAGGCCCAACATTACCAGTGGCACCGATAGGGCCGCTAGGTCCAGTAACACCTATGGGACCCGTGGCACCAACTGGTCCAGTCGGTCCGATGTCGCCTGTAACTCCTTGAGGTCCAGTTGGACCTGTAACTCCCGTTGCGCCCGAAGGACCTGTAAGTCCTTGGATTCCTGTAGCTCCAATAGGACCCGTGGCACCCGTCGGGCCAGTCGGTCCAGTAATACCTGTAACACCTGTTGCTCCTGTCGGACCCGTGGAACCAGTGACACCTTGTACACCTGTCGCACCTGTTGGTCCAGTTGCTCCCGCAGGGCCTGTTGGCCCTGTCGGTCCAGTGTTACCTGGAGCACCTTGTGGGCCTTGGTCTTGCGAAAGTTCTACTGCTACTTGTGGGGTGATGTTCTCAATAACAATAATAGTTGTCATATTGTTACGGCTCCTGTCACCACAAACTTGCCTTCAAGTATGCGTGTAACTACGCTACCTGAATCTACTACTAGATCGTATGCGTAACGACCAGCACTGATATTGCCAGTGGTTACTGCATCAATAGTTACTGTGATTCGACCATTGGGTCCATCAACAGCGATACGTCCATTGTCATTGGTTGCTACTACAGTTGTAGTAGAAGCTCCAACGAATGGTCGTACTGTCATTACGACATCATAGTTCGTCAGATCCCAAGGAGTATTGTCGTTGAGAATCTGAAACTGAAAATTAAATGTAGTTGCTTGGTCACAGACCAAGTTATATTTAGCACTCAAGATGACACCGCTCTGAGAGCTTGCGCTGCAGGTAGTTGAAAAGTACCAGCGATGAGATTGCATACGCCGTTGTAATCAAGACGATTAGCAGCAGTCGTACCCGCAATCGCATTTAGAACCCCCACTGTGTCTGTTAAGTTTGTTGTTACTGAACGCTGTGCTGCCCACTGACGGGCAGCCAACGCTTCATCAACCATTTCGCTTGGTGCTCTATAGGTGCCACCATTAGCCAAACGATTAAGTTCATCTAATAACGTCGTGCCGTATTGTCCTAGTGCCACCTATATCTCCTACTTCTTCTTGGTTCTCTTGACTGCAGCGTTATCTACTAGATTCGGGTATGGTCGCCCTGCTGCTTTGGCTCTTGCCTTTGCTTGTTTCTTTTGCGTTGGCGTTAATGCTTTTGACTTCTTGTTGGGATTTGGTTTATCCCAGAATGCTGCTTTCTTTTTCATTTGCACTTACAATCCCAAGCACGAAGTGACTTGTTGATTCTTGAGTTCGGATCTCTAGCAGTCTTACTAGAAGTGTTCTTTGCCTTCATCCCGCACATACGACCACAGAAAGACTTACGTCGTCCTGCTGCCTTTGGAGACTTAGCTGCCTCAGCCTTCTTGACTGGAGGCTTGAGGTTCATCCCCTGCGCTTTGGCAGAGGCACGACCTTTTGCGTTGAGGCCACCCTTTGGGTTCTTGCCCTCTGCTCTTTGCCACGCTGGAGATTTAGCCATTACTTCTTCTTACCCATCTTTGCTTCAGATAAAGCAATAGCAACTGCTTGCTTCTTGCCCTTAACTACTGGGCCTTTTTTAGATCCAGAGCGTAATGTGCCACTCTTAAACTCGCGCATTACTTTGGCAACCTTTTTCTTTTGTGCTGCCTTCTTCACTACTTGGCAGCCTTGCCCATTGCACCTGTCTGGATTGACTCGTATGTGCAGTACTTCATTGCACCTTCGTATTGCTTATCAGGTGTTGGGTACTTTGTAAGATCTTCGTCGTAGTTTTCCATCACTTCTTCTTTCCCATCTTCTTAATGGCTGCCTTCTTCATCATCTTCTTCTTCATTTCTTTCTTTGCATCCATCTTACCTTTTGCTGTGTATGGAAACTTCTTTCCGTCTACGTTTGGCATTGTTATCTCCTTAGTCTTTGAAGGTCATTGAGATCCCATCGAAAGCTTTACCAGCCTCGTTGGAAAGTTGAACTGCTGCATCTATATCTTTGCTCTTTGTTGAACGTGGTTCTATACCCTGACGTGTTGCGTCGTAGTAAGACTGTAGTTCTTTATCGTGTTGTTTGGCAGTAGGTATACCTTTGTGATTAGCCATACCTACGCTTAGTTCTAGTTCGCCTATCTTGCAGCCAAAGCATCCTTCAACATATTCTGGATGTGTCTGCCTTCTGTGTAGACTCATACTGGAGTTAACCAACTTCCATATCCCGCTGCTGTAAGTACTGCAGCTTGCTGATCTCCGATCACGTAGTTGTGACCTCCGAGGAAGTAATAATCACAGGCGGCTAAATCATCTTGGCTTGGAGTCATATTGATAACAACATTGTTTCCTGTTACCAGCAATGTCTGACCGCGAGGTATATCTGTAAGGCTTGGAGCAATAGCACCATCAATAGTTCCACCATTAAGACGACGACCTGCAAGGCGTGAGTACGGAGTAAACTCTGTATAGCCTGCGCCCCAGGTCTGCCACTGGTACGGAGTGTTTAATGTGTATGGCATATCCAACCTTTCCTAAGTGACAGAGGGTGGGTTTCCCCACCCCCTGCCGAGCAATAACGGGAATTATCCGTTTGTTGCTGCTGACTCAATGCGATAGAGAGCAGCTTCACGAAGGCGAGCAAAGCCTCCGAAGTAGTACCAACCGATTGTGCGGAAACGGCGTAGCGCATCAATCTCTGGACCGATAACGGTTGAGATATCTGCTGCCTGTGCTTCAGCCAATGCTTCACGACCGGCAATGATTGCGCGGTAGTTGTTGGTGAATGTAACTGTACCTGTTGCTGCAACAGATGAAACTGTCTGAGCAAGTGCGTATACAATTGTTGAACCTGTTGTACCAGCGATGGTTGTGAAGGTTCCGTTGAATGTTGTGTTAGATGAAGCAATTGTAACAACCTGTCCAACACCAATACCGTGTGCGGTTGATGTTGTGATTGTTGCGTTTGTTCCATTTGCAGCCACGTTAGTGATTGCTGTTCCAACTGTTGTTGAGATAAGGCCGTTTGACTGTACAGCACCGTTTAGGACACGTGGTGTCTCAACGATGAATGCACCTTCGATAACGCCTACTGCACCAGCAACGAACGGTGTACGCTCAACGTACTTTGTTAGCTCCTGGAATCCACCTGTACCAGTTTCAGCACGAAGATCGGCTGACTGACGTGGGTGTAGGTATGCAGCGTATAGTTCGCCCATACGAGGCAATGCCTTGTTTGTGCGAAGTGATACTACAGCGTTGCGGATATCTGCAACTGTCATTGTGTCAACAGGTAGAACACCTGCTGATGATGTTGGAGCAGATCCTGATGGACCGTTTGAGTAGATCACGTTAGTTCCTGCTGAGAGGACCTGACCTACAACGTTATCAATAGAGTCTGCTGCGTTGTATGCGATGATGTCAGCAAGTGCTGAGTCAACATCGTTGAATGAAGTTAGGTTTAACTTCTTTGTTGTTGTTACTGCTGAGCCGTATTCGTTCAGAGTTACTGTAACCTGTGATGGGTTACCTAGTGCAATGCTTGAAACATCTGTTGATTCATTCAATGTAGATGTAGCCTGAGCCAAATCTGAGTAGATTGAGAAAACAACTGATGATCCTGGCATAGCCTGTTGTACTGGCTTCACGTCAGCAAGTGAACGCATAACAGGAATGGAACGTAGTGCCATTCTTACATACTGATCGTATGCTGTTCGTACGAGGTTGCTGATTTCGGAGGTGCCAGTAGGGGTACCTTGTGGTACTGCCATTTGTCTAGCCTTTCGTTAGGATCGGATTTTAGAGTCCAGACATCCTAATGATTTCGTCCAGTTCTTCCTTGCTGTTTGCATTTACTAGCTTGTGCATAACACTGTCATTGTGACCAGGAGATGATCCTGATTCAACAGCATTAGTCATTCGCCTGTATGCAGCAGCTTGGGCTGGATCTACATTAGGTGTTGCCTGGTTTTGGTTTGTTTCAATACCGAATACATCGGCATAGTCTTCAAGCCATTTAGATACAGACTCTTCAGTTGGGTCTATATCCTGTGGGATAAATGAAGCAATTTTGCCATTTACCCCGCGACTTTCGAGGGCATCTTTGATTGCTCGTTCTCTTTGCGCTTTGTTAAGATTTTCAAACTGTGCCTTTAGTTCAGCCAGTTCCTTATCTTTTTGCTTAGTAGCCTTACGCAGTTGTTTTACAAGGTCATTGCTGCTGTCTTCGAAATCGAAGTCATCATCCTCGTAGTCATAATTGGACATAGGTCCTTCTCCCGTTCTTTGTTAGATTGACGCAGGCCTCACAGTCACCTTGGGGCGGGTGGTGTGGCTCCTACTACTGGTATTGTTGTCGCTCCACTAGGCCAGTCGTTCTAGTGGCAGGCTTTATTTATAGAGCGCCAGCTCGATCTCTGGCGATTGCACCCATACCAGACCTACCGCTAAATGCGGAGGTTTCTAGTTCGGTTAACTTCTTGCGCTGTCTTTGCGCTTCTACTTGACCAGGAAGGTTGAAGATTTCCTGTTCTGCAGTTGCCTGTGTATAAGGATTCTGCTTGTAAATATCTGCTAGTTGTGATGCACGTGGAACGATTTGTGCTGCAGTCTGGTAACCCTGATCTGCCTGTTCCTTGGTAACACCATAGCGTTGTAGATATTCAGCATCTGCAGCGCTTGTAGTTAGACCAGCACGTACTGCTGCTCCACCGATTTCTGCTGCTGTTACCTTGCGCTTGATATCCTCGATAGCCTTAGATGGATCGAGTGTGTACGCCAAGATATCTCCCTGAGAGATACCTGGGTAAAATGTTTTGAGAGCTTGGGCTACCTCTGGGTTAGCATTAAGTACACGCTTTTGTGCGGTAGAGATACGGTCTTCAAGTTCTACATCGCTAACATCATTTCCAATTAGTTTTTCAAATCCCTCTTGACGACCCATCTCACCACGTGTGTAATAAGATTCTGGTAGTCCATAGCGACGCATAATGTCTTGGTAAGCATCTTCCTTTGCAATATATTCTGCTTCTGACAAAGCGCGAAGACCTTTGTTGATGCGCTGAGCGTTAGCTGCAAAACGCTTCTTGTAGGAATCTGTTTGACGCAAGCGAAGCGTGAACTCTGCAGGTGAGATACCTTCTTCAATAAAACTCTTAAGTTCTGGCACTAGACCACCAATACCTAAATCATTAAACTGTTGGTATAGCAAGTCATAAGCAGATTTTCTTTGCGCTTCTTGCGCTCCACTTTTTGCAAGAACTCTAGTAGTTCCATTTGAAAGTACCGCTGTTACATCACCAGTTGTTGGGTCTGAATAAGTACTAACAATCGTTACACCTGGAGGCAAATCGCCAAAACCAGAAGTGCCACCACCACCGCCACCACCGCCACCTTTGGTAGTAATTGTTACATTTCCATTAGCGTCTTGTGTGAAAGTTGCTCCAAACTTTGCATACCCAAGACCACCGTCTTCATCTCCTTGCGGTTTAGCAACCACCATTTGTTGGCTTCCATCAGGATTTGTAATAATTTTGTATCCAATAACACTTGGATCATTGCCAAAAAATCGTCGAAATTGCTCTGGAATTGGACCTACTGTAAAACCTTGTTCAATAAAGTATTCTTGATCTGCAACGCTTGGGTCTCCCTTTGGAAGTTCACCACCAATAGGTGCAAATAAATTTGACTCTGCTTCATTAGGAATTGTACGATCTATTCCAAGGGTTGCAGATGCTTCGTCAAGGGCAGCGCTAACTTCTGCTGCAGTTACTTTGCTTGTATCAGTACCTGCACCAGCAACAGATGGAGCACCAGTACCTGTTTCATCAAACTGCATCACATCTGGATTTAATCTAACCATAATTATCCCTGGAATCCTAACTGTTGTAGAACATTAAGCCCAATACCTGAAACCTCTTGACGAGCATTGTTTGTGTACTGCCAACGTGGATCCTTACGTAAGAAGCGCTCCCAATCATAGATAGTCATTTCTTTATCAGGACCAATAGCAGAACGTAGCGTCTTGTCATCTAGTCCGATAGTCTGTGGGTTAATCTCAAGTACTGAAGACATAACATTCTTGTATGGTGAGTAGATAGTCTCTAGGTCAACACCAAGATCTAGCAGTGAGCCAACCTTTTCAGGCAAACCCAACTTTGCTGTCTGGCGAATAACATTCTTAAAAGTATCTGGTGACTCACCTTGAAGAATCTTTGCAAGCCAAGTCTGAGCTTGGGTTCCAAACTGCTTATCAAAGTCAAGACCATTAGCTGCTGCGGTTGCCTTCAATGATGCAAGAGCACCACCTGCTGCACCACCCAGGACTTTACCTGGGGCATATGAGAACTTAGCACGGATGAGTCCATCTACTAAAGACGAGCTTGCGCTAATACCCATAGATAAAGCATTGTTGACTACATCGTCAACTTCATCCTCACCAAGAGTTATACCTAGCGCAAGAGCGCGGTCTACAATTGACTGACGAACATCAGCAGTTTGACCTGCTTGCTTAGTTCCTTTGAAGCGTGGATCTGTACGAAGCAATGCCTCAAAGTCTGAAAACTTTAATCCACCTGCATCTGTAAATACCTTTGCAAGCAGTGGATCATTAGGCTTAATACTACTTGCAGGAATATCAAAGTACTGAGACATCAAGTTAATGTAGTTGCCATATACCCCGTTAAGGTCATAGCCGTTCTTAAGCAAGTCCTGAACAAACTTACCTTGGCTCTGTCCTGCTCTTTGACGAATCAAAGATGAGAACTTATCTACACTCTCACCGTTGAGAATAGCGTTTAGCCAAGTATCCTTCTGGTCTGCAAAATCTACATCAAGATCAAAGCCGTTGTTCTGGGCTACACGACGTAGAGTTTGTAGCGCTGTGCCAGCTTCTCCACCTACGACTGCTGTTCCAAACTTACCAGCACCAGTGACAGCCTTACGAATTTTGACCGTGTCTGCTTCGTTAGCATAGTCATAGATATCCATCGCAAGAGCACGAGCAGATGTATCGTCTAACTCTTTACCTTGGCTAATAGCCTCTTCTTTGAGAGTCTGGATTACCTTTGCAAGACCACGACCATACTCAGATGTCTTATCTAATTCAACAAGTTTCTTTTGGTAATCAGGGTCTTCTGTCTTTAACTTGCTGACAAGTGCATCATATTGACGCTTGTAAAATCCACGCTGACGAATTGGACCAGCCTGTGTCTTAAACCAGTTTGTGTTCTCAAGAAGGTTGATGAATTGATCTTCTGTAAAGTCGTCTTTAGGATCTTCGACCTTACCCAATGCCTTGATAAGAAGTGCTTTAAGTTCATCATTACTCTTAAAGATTTCATCAATAGCGCCGTATCTTTTTTCAGCGCCAGCTAAGGCTTTAGCAAACTGATCTCCAGTAGTTACAGGAGTTACTGCAGTTTCAGTATCACCTGTCGCAGCACCAGTACCAACTACCTTGCCGTCTTTGTACGTCTTACCTTCTCTTGTTCCAGAGAATAGATTTCCATTAAGGTATGTAATACCATCTGTAACTGTGTAAACTTCTGTTGGTAGTTCTGTTGTATCTGTCTTCTGATTATCTTTTACTACGGTCTTAGGAGGTGTCTCTGTCTTGGTTGGAGCAGTTACCTTCTTGCCGTTCTTATCCCAAGTTTCGCCATCTAAAGTCCATTGACCTGTGACTGAGTTGAGTTTAGCACCTGCTGGCACACCTATAGGACGGTTGTCTGTAGTCGCTGCTTTCTTGGCAGCAAGAGCATCAGCAAGTTTCTTTTGACTTGCTTTTAGTTGCGCTTCAAGTGCCGTGGTACTTTGCCCTGAATCTGTAGCCTTTTGTATTTGCTCATTAAGAGATTTAATCATTGCTTGAGCAGATTTAGAATCAGCCGTTGACTTGGTTGCTGTTGCTTTTCTATTGTAATCAGCCTTGGCTGCATCATTAGCAGACCTGTATGCCTTGAGTTTTGTAGCTTCTGCAGCCTTTGCTGTGGCAAGAGCAGCCTTTACTTTGGCATAGTTAGGAGACTTTGTTGATGTCTCGTCAAAGGCACGTTGTGCCTTAAGACGTGCGGCCTTGGCTACATCGTAGGCTTCTGCTGCACGTTTTACCTGTGGATAGTCTGATGCCTTATACGCCATTACTTAACACCTATCGCCGTCTTGAAAGCATCGTAGAGACCAAAGATTTTATTCTGCTTGGCTTCATCTGTCTTAGCAATTTCCTGATACAAGAACTCTTCTGTGTCAGCACCGCCTGTAGTTGTGGCCTTGGTTGCACCACTCTTTGTTTTTGAATACTTAGTTACTACTGGCATAGCCTTTTCGCGTTCAACAGCCTTCTTGTAAATTTCGTTAAACTGCTCTTCTGATAATCCTCGACCAAGAAGAACTTCCGCTGCTGCAGTTGCACCCTTACGGATTGATGCTTTAGTAGATTGTCTTTCTTGGATGTATGGCTTTGGAACGCCATCGCCTGTTCCAATACCAGCTCTAGTGTCAGCAATGTCCTTAAGATAGCTAGTTAAATCAAACTTTTTAGTAGCAAGACGTTGCGGGTCATTGGCCTGAAGCAGTGAGATTTCAGAACTAAAGTTTCGTGATGCGTCTAAGAAAGCCTCGCGTACTGTTGCGTTGTACTTGCCAGTAACAGGAACTTTATATCCAGCGTTTTTAAGTTGCTGAGCTAAGGACTTGCGTAAGATATCTGTCATAGCACCATAGTTGGCTATTAACGTTGCCTCAGTTGCCCTAGTTCCTCCAGGCTGTACGCCAAATCCACCTGCTCCTGGGATTCGTGGACCAGTGCCAGGTGTTGAAGAAGTGATTAACCCACCGCCACCAGTGCCAGCGCCGTAATTAGCGCCAGTTAAACCTAGACCTGACATCTTAGTTCTCCCTCAAGAAGTTGCTAAACAGAACTGTAAATACTCCGCTAGCGTTTGGATTTGATTGTGCAATTGCTTTTAGTTGTGCAAGTGTTGACTCGCGTATTACCTCTCTTGCCTTAACATCGCGCTCACTACGTGAGTTATAGACGTTGTCTTTGGCACTGAGATACTCTTCATAGATAGCAACCATCTTACGAATAGAGTTAGTGGCTGGATTGCTAATCTTTGTTTCAGATAGCATACGCTTTAGATCATCATATGCAGCCATACGCTTGACATTGTTACCAGCAGAATCTGCAAACTCTTGCTGTAGCAATGGACGTGTAGCCTTAAATTCCTTTGACCAAGCGCTCCATACATCGTTGATGCGAGCACGTTCTGAGTCAGTTGCTGCAGATTCTAGTGCTTGCTCGTAGCGGTCACGCTCTTGGTAGAAGAAGTACTTAGACTTGGCAACCATTGTTTCCTGTAGGAAGTCACCAACAAGTTTGTTCTCGCGGTATCCATTGTCCTTAAGGAACTGGTATGCCTCCCAGCTAAAGGTTCCACTCTGTGGGATCAAGAAGGCTGCACCTTCTGGGTATGCCTTAATAAGATCTTGGTTACCATCAACCCAGTTTGCTGCTGCGTTGCTTGTCTTAAAGTTTGCTTGGAAGACTGGGTCAGATTCATTAAGAACGTATGGCACCTGGTTTGGATAGTACTTAGTCCAGTCAGCCATAGCATTACCTACAGGATCTGGAGTGTCTTTGTATTCTTCAATAAGCTTTGAGAAAACTTGTTTGAAGTTCATACGTCCATTCTCACGAACCCACTCAGCCATATCTGACTTAAGTGATGTCGTTGGTGATGCAGGCGCAATAAACCCTAAAGCAAATCGTGTCAGCAAAACACCACTGATAGTTGCACGTAGTTTCTTTTGATACTCAGCCAACTCACCAGGAGTTGCTGTTGCAGATGGGGTATGCCCACCTGCTTCTAGGTATGTAACTGCCTTACGGTATGCAGAAGCATACTGTGAATCTCGCTCATCTTGGTCAAGTGCTGAGATAAGACGGTTAACGTGTCCAGGCAATGCTGCTTGGAAAATTGATTGACTCTGTCCAATAGAACCAAGTGTGTATTGCTCTGTTGCTTTTACTTCTTTAGCAATCATCGAGATAACTGGAATATCTGATTCAGAGAACAAACCTGCTGTATTGTAAATTGTCTTTAGTGATACGCCAGCGATTGGACCGCTAAATGTTGGCAACCAAGACTCTGTGTTTGCAGATGGTGTCAACATTTTGAGTGAAGATCCAAACTGCAATGGCATTGGAGATACGAACTTGTCGCCTAATCCAAAGACGCTTAATGACTTGTTAACCGCTGCATAGACAGGGGCTACACCTGGATAGACGAAGTATGCCTCGCCCTGGTCATCGCGTTGCACAAAACCTGTATGTGTTACACCTTCATAAGTCAATGCAATCTTACGCAAAGCCTCTGGGTTGTAACGAACTGTACGATATAGACGGCGGTAAGCATCTTCTGTAGCACGATAGAAACGTGCAAAGTTACGCATAGACCAAGCCATCTGTGTACGCACATCTGGGTTATCCACAAATGCTAGTACTCGCTCAACTGCAAGCTTCTCTGACATCTCAACTACGCGACGAGTTGCCTCATCCTTACCAACCTTGGCTGTTAAGTCATCTAGGTATGGCTGTAGTTCCTTACGGATGTTAAAGGCTGCGTCAATAACAATCTGGTCACGTGATAGACGTGCATTAGCATCTCCCAGCCAATCCCATACGCGGGTATTGAGATCTGAAATAATGTTTGCAGATTGTGTTGCTGGTATAAATCTAGGACCTGTGATTGATTGAGGCAGGTCTGCACGTTTGGTTGGAAGCCACTCAAGAGAGAAGTCATCTAACTTAGTAGCAAGGTTTCCTGCTTCATCTGCCTGAACGATTCTACCCAGTAGTTCGTCATTGATAGAACCATCTGCTCGCCCAAACAAAGCTTTGAGGTCATCATAGATTACCCCTGCGTGTTGGTTAGATGTGTATGTCTCATCAATGTAACGATCAAAACTTTGTCTGTGCTTAGGTAATACATCTGTATCAATGTGCTTAGATAGAGCTGCAACGAAGCCAGCACGGTCATTACCGAACTGCTTGAGTAGTTTCATACCCTCTGAGCCAATTTCATCGTTGCCTTTAGCAACAATCTGGAATGCCCAAGCGAGCTTTCCTTCTTGATCCACTGGACTTAGTTGTACAAAAGAACCATACTGACGAGCATAGTCTTCACCATCAATTGAGAAATCAACGACTCTGCCTTGCTTACGGCTTACCTTGGTAGCGCGTGAGAAGAAATCGTTACCAGCGTTAAGGTTATATGCACCTTCGCTAGCAGACTTGAGCAGGTTCTCAAAGTCTCCGTGCATTGCAAACTCATATGTAAACTGGTCAAAGTCCTTACCGAACTTACCAATCTGTGCGTCATTAAACTTATCACGTAGCAATACTTCAGCAAGTAATTTGCGCTTTGCTAGTTCTTTCTCAGCAGAGTTCTTGAAAGCACCTACTGTTATGACTTCGTTACCATCAACGACTTCACGCTTAACGCCATTCTGAATATCTCTGAATTTGCCTAGGATCATTTCCTTATCCTTGGCTTTTGCGTAGCGATTGAACATACCTAGGGCTAGTTCATCTTCTGTTGTGCGTATCTTTGTAGCAAGACGACGAGATCTAACTACAGATCCAACAGACTTAATGGCACCTCTTCCATTGGAGAGATAGAAAAGATAATCCTCTAAAGCGTTACGAACTGGGAACCGTGGACCTGCCAAAGTACCTGTAACGAATGTGCTAATAGCATCATCTGCTGCCTTTGAATACTGAGCACCCCAGACAGAACTGATAACTCCATCACGTGCTGCAAAACGATCTAGTTGCTGTGGAGTAATAAAGGCAGAACGGTCATTGAGTTGATAAACATAGGCTGCTGAGTCAAAGCCGTCAATTTGTGATGGGATAATTCCATCTGGATTAGCGTCATCGAACACACGATTGGTATAAACAGCATCACGTCCTACAGTTCCTAGTGTATCTAGGAGTCTACGACCACCTGCTGTACCACGAAGTCCACGTACTTCACCTACTGCAGACTGTAAACCTGTGAACATCTCACGACGTTGGGCTACATTGCCTGCTTGGTAGGCATCACCAAGGATACGTGCGCCGTAACGACCATAAACAAAACGTGCATAACGCTCAAAAGCGATGTGAGCCTTTGGAGATGTGTGATTTCCAAGCTCTGCCATATCTGGAATCAAAGCAAGTTTGCGGGTTACGTTATCTAAACGCTTGTTAATGCCATAGATAGAAAACTTATCGTACTTTTCTTCAGACTTATTCAAACGTGCAGCAGTACGAGCACCTGCTTGAATAGCAGTCTCACCTGGACGACCAGCAAGTGACTCAATTGCCGCCTGCTGTGTACTAATGCCACGAGTATCTGCCTCATCAAAGGCGATATTGCGTAGAAAGTTTGCGCTATCTTCGTTAAGGTTGAACTTACGATCTGCTTTTGTATAAGAGTCAAGTACTGCACGACGAACAGGACTCAAGCGAGGCATAATCTTTACTTGGAATCCTGGCTGTCCATAGAATATCGGTTCAATACGCTCTGCATTTGACAGAAAAGCCTTGGCTGTATTCACATCAAGGATGCCACCGAAATCTTGGTCAGCAAACTTAATGAGTTCGCTGTCTACTCCGCTAGGACCGAAGGCTGGATTCAAGCGACGAAGGCGACCAAGAGATTCTCCGACTGCTAATCCGTCTTTATTGCGACGTGCATCACGATAATCTGTTAAAGTCTTTGTGTATTCATCCCAGAAACGATTAACACCAGGCTTAGCAAAAGCATTTTCTACTTTTTCTGCTGTGCCAATTGTGTTCTTTAGCGCATAGTTAGATGCTTGGTATGCCTTGTTAGCTTTACCAAGAAGAAGCGTTGGGTCTGCAATGATACGGAAAGCTGCATCTGTTGTACCTGAGATCCAAGTGTAAAGACCGCTCTTGCCTTCAAGATCTCTTGGAAGAAAAGCATTAGCAAGTTGGCGACCTGGAGAGTATTTAGCAGCATTAACCTTTGCCACTACTTCGTTCATTAGGTTGTCTCCACCAGGCTGTGATGCCTTAGAGACTAATGCCTTTTGATTTGGATTCTGCGCTGTAGCAAGAATCTTATCCAATGGAATACCAGCAGAAATTTGTTGTGCAACGTATACGTAATCTTGACCGTATGTAGTCATTGCCTTTTGAATACGACCTGGATCAAATGTCATTTCGCCATTAGCGCCAGACTTCTTCCAAGCATCTGCAAGGTCTACACCTTGTGTGCCAGCGATAACACCAGTACGGTAAGTACGTGTTACTTGGTCTGACGCCCAGTTAGCTGCATTAAAGATTGCTTTAACTGGTTCAACAACAGGACGTGAAATAATATAAGCGGCTTGACCAATCCAACCACGACGTGGTGATGCGTCATCTTCGCCACCGAAGAACTCTGCCATCTTCTTTTGCTTATCAGGATTCAATTGCGAGAACTGATATGCACCCACCTGTGCAGGTAGATTAGAAAGTTGCACGTGTGTTGAGTACATATCAGATAGCGCATTGATCTGATTCTTCTGAGATGGATTTAGACCAGCCTGTTGTGCGGCTTGGTAAATGTTTCCTTTATTAAGGTTCTGACCCATTAAAGTCCTCTGGATTGTGCTTGCTCGTAGAGAGCTGCGATTTCTCCATTAGTATCGTAGGGAAGCATTGTTGCAAGAATCTGAGATAAAGATTCCTGTTGTGGCCTCATACCTAGTATCTCTGGTCCAGCTCCAGGTCCTAATCTATTGCCTGTCATAATGTCTTCACCTGGACGGGCTGACTCAGCAAATAGTGGAGTTAATGGTTGTTGGTTTGCAGCAGCGGCGCGAATATCAGCAGCGGGTGCTGGAGTTGCAGAAGGCTTTGCAGTGGTTGGAGCACCTGCAATATCTTCTGCCATTGCCTTACGATCACCGTAGTTTTGTGACGGTGGTAAATCTTCACGTACGGAGAACTTTCCTGGACCGCCAATTTGTAATGGGCTATCTACCATCGGTATCCTCCTCTATTGTTTCTAAATCGTTTGAAAATTGTTCCCATACTTTGTTTACTTTAGATTGACGGTTAGCATTGTATACTGCTATTTCCATAATCTCTTCAGTAAACGTATGTACAGAACTTGCTATATTGTGTACAAAACCTGAAAGTGCTACTAAAAAATCAGCGAAGTGTACTGGACGTGGAACATCGTTGTTATTATCCACGCCCAGCACCTCCGTTAAGTAAAATTACTTTATCCCTTTTTTACCGCGTTACCGCGACGACCTGCTGGCATCATTGATGGTACTACCTTGCCTGGTCCTGCTGGCTTAGAAGTATCCTTCTTGCCTTCAGTTGGCTTTGACATTGGTGCTGCTGCACGTGATCCTCTGTTCATTTTACACCTCCCTCGGTTATGCTGCGCCGCTTATAGAAGCTAGCAGGGTTGCTATATCTGGACGTTGTTCTTGACCAGCAGCAGGGGCCGCTCCGCCTTGTTCTGGAGTTGGCTGCGAGGCACCTGCGGGGGCCGCACCTGCTGCTGGAGTTCCTGGTCCCCCTGGCATCATAGCCATCTCTGGGGCTGCTGGTTGTTCTTTAGGTGCAAATGCTTTTTCAATAACTGTTTCTAACTGAAGACCCTTTTGACGGCCTTGGATAACTTGTGCAAGACGGGAGATAATCTCACTAGGGTCTTGACCTTGCGCTGCCAACGCTGGAATGGCCTGAGCATACTGAGCAACAGCCACCCGCAGAGAATCGCGCATTTCTTCGATATCAACACGTTGTTCCTCCTGCGTCACATTAAGCTCCATCGGAATCTCACGACGTACATAGTCACGAGATACGAGCTTGTCTGAACGCATTTGTAATAGAGCGATGATTGCACGGTTTGGATCCATACCAGACATAATGCCGTAACGGACATCTACGCCGTAGTTACCTGCAATCTGCTTTGATGGAATGTACTTCATATTGAATGGAGTACCGTCGTCAACGCCCTTGATTTCCTTTGGCATATTACCAAAGATCTTCTCGTCTACTTCAAAGCATAGAGATACTAGGTCAGTAAAGAGGCGAGCAAATTGTGCTTGTGCTGCTTTGATCTGTGTGTCAAAGCCAGCTTGTAACGCTTGTACGCCACGACCTGTAACGATAGATGCGTCAATGTTTCCTGAACGAGTCTCAGGGTAGCGAGCACCTGTACGTAGTTCGCGCTCTAGTACACCAGATTCTGTAAAGACTCCAGGTGGTAGTTCTAGTGGAACGCGACGAATACCTTGTGGATTAGCAGAACGCATAATCGCATCAGGACCCAATGCAAGTTCTTGCACATCTTGTGGAATAGCAATAGGTGCTTGGATAGATTTCTCTGCTGCTTGGATCTGCAATACTGCAAAGCGAGCACGAGCAAGTTGTACTGACAAGATGTCATCAAACTGTCCACGTGCTTCACCATCAATAGATGAACGCATTGCTACCCCTGCTAGGCACTTGCCTACTGGGTTAGGTGTATTAGATAGAACTAGGTTCTTACGCTCAGGTAAGAAGATTAAGTCTTGGTCTTTGTCGTGGTAGCGAACTAGCGATACATAAGGTGAGCCTTGACCGTAGTTAAACTTAGGCATAATCTGGTCAGCAAACTCTGGGTACTGAGCTGCAAGGCTTTCTGCATCTGTCTCAATTATTTGCGAGATCGAGAGGGTACGACCAAATCTATCAACTTCAGGATATACACCAAAAGGATTAAGCAGACGTATTCTCGGATTATTGGTTTCATAGTCCATCTCGATAATTGCTGGAAGCATACCGTAGGTGTTGAACCAGTCAGCACCTGTGTACATCTGAATTTGTAGTTCAGATCCACTGACATAAAAGTTTGCAATGCGTGTACGAGTATCAGCAGCTTTACGTGCAGAGTCTGAAACCATATTGGTAGCAGCGCAGTTAAATGATGGCAGTGGTGCCATTACTTCTGCGAGGTCACGAGCTGCGACATCTACGAAGTTAGCAACGAGAGGCTTTGGGTATTCCTCAGAAAACATCGCAGGGTATACCTTGGAGATGTCTCCCTGGCGCACTGAGAGAACGTCACGCATTCTCTGGTCACGTGCTGAGTAGCGTGTTTGTAGACGTGCTACCTTCGCTACTACCTCTTTAGTTGATAACAATGGAGTTCCTTTACTTCTTCTTTTTCTTATTAGAGTTGGTTACGGCTGCACGTGCTGGAGCACCTGCTGCAGCACCAGCGGCAGCACCTGCTGCTCTACCTGCTGCTGGCTTCTTTGAAGCCTTAAGCGATGCTTCACGAGCACGAGCAGCATCTGCTTTTGCATTTCCATAACGTAATCTATTAGATTGAGCGGTACGCATATTTGCCATATCGCGTGTAACTTCTTTTTCTACAACACGAACAGTAGGCTTTCTAGTGTTTGTCTTAATTGACTTTTCACCAGTCTTACTGATGTAACCTTTATCTTTAATAGGAATTACTCTGTCGTCTGTCTTAACAACTACGTCACGCTTAGGTGCAGTTGCGGTTTTCTTGCCCGTTGCTGGCTTTGGGTAAACCATAGAACCAGAACCTCTTGCCCTATTAGAACTCTTGAGAACTTCTTTGCCAACCTTTTTTGAAGTTTCTCTTGCTGCTGCTTTACCAGCAGTTGCACCAATTTTGGCACCAGCTTTTGCAGCAAGGCCTGCACCAGATGCTGTCGTTCCTAATTCAAAAGCTGCAGTTGCTGCAGATTTAATCGCACCTTTAAGATCACCTTTACGTGCTTTGGCAAGAGCGCGTTTTGCATCATCTACACCAAGCATTTCATTGGCTACAAAGCGACCAACCTTTTTAGCATTGCTTTCTTTTTTCTTAGCCACTATTGTCTCCTTAGATGAATGTACGATCTTTTTCTGCGAGTAGTTCATCAATGTTGATAACTGTTCGCTTGCCCTGTTCGTAACGAGACAGGAATGGATTTTTCATATGGTGGGTAGCGTGGATACCTTGATTGAGCATCTCACGTGCGCGGATCTCACAGAACCACAGAGCCATCACCATATCGGTCTTACCCTTAGTCGTTGGTGACCAGGTAATCAATTGCTCAATGAGCGCCTTAATGTTTTCAGTTTGGTCACTAGGCATATGAATAAGGTTGTCGCGGTGGTGCTTTCCGTCGTGTTGCTTGGTGCCAAACAAAGTTGACATTGATGCAACACCAAAGCCTGAGTCCCACTTGTTGTTGCCAGTATGGTGTTCCCGCAGTAACACTCCTCGAGAGGCCAAGTTTGCACGGATACCTTCATCCTGAGTTAAGAAAGACTGGAAGGCGTTCTTCTCCACGATCCATTCACTAGGACTATAGAGTGAAGTCCAGTCAAAGATTAGCTGACGTATTTGAGCAGGCGTTGGCCTAGTGATTTTAATAGCATCAACGATATAACGTTTGTGGCTAACCCGATCAACAGCGTAACAAACGGCGGCTGTATCACCAACCATAGCGGGATCAAGACCACAAATAAAAGAAAAGCCATTAACATCCCTCGGATGGCCTGGATGACCAGGAACCAAACGACCTGCTTTACGCATACCATCTATAGAACCTCGCACACATACTGGATCAAAGATGGCATCATCTGAGATATCTTGCTGTTGATAGACAAGCGCCCACGTAGAGGCATCCATAGCTTGACGTTCATTGTAAAGGTTACGACCATTCCACCTTGGGTATAGTCCATCCTCATTCAAATCTGATTCTTCTTGCCCATCAAATGGGGCATCACTAGCAGGCCAGAGAGTTTCCCACTTGTCAGGGTCCTCATCTGTAGTCAATAGGGCTGGCATTGCCAGATACTTCCACGGCACGAGTCCACCTGGGTAGCGATCTGGGTTACGTAGCTCTCTATAGAGGTCAACTGCTGCAACGCGGGTACCAATGATAATCAATTTACCAGTAGGGTTCAGACGAGAACGTACGTCCTGTGTCAACCACTTGATCTGGCGCTCAAACTCATTGGCGTTTTTCAGAGTAACAGCGTCATCTACAATAATCATATCGGCACGTTTACCGTAGATCTGACCGCCGATACCAACGGCTTCGATATTCGGGTCCTTTTCAGAGGACTCACGAAGCTCATCACCAAAGGTGATACGGGTAGCCTGCCAGGAGGCAGACTTAGAGTTAAACCCTACGCCAGCAGCATAAGCATTTTGAAGGTTCTCATACATTGGGTGA